ACTTCACTATTAAGTACACAAGGCACTCTTTCAACCTGAGCAATGGCAGCTATTAGTGACAAGACCTGTCGTTCTGTCAGACTATAGCGCTCTAATAAAATCATCAAATTGAGAGGATGCGGATCATACTCTTTAGTTACATGCTTGAAGGCTTCAAAAGCGTTCTCATACTTAAGAACCTTCACTTTCTCAGTTAGACGTATTCCCTTTTCTACGTACGACGAAATAAAAGGAATGTGGTGACAATCTTGTTTGCTGGATAACATAGCAGCCTTGAAGTTCCCCGCCTTAGGAGCATCAACTATCCAACCGATTCGACTCAACCACCGACCAGGTTTAGGTCCTAAAACCGTTACCGCCTCCCCAGTCTGTCTATCGCGTGCCCACCAAAATAACTTGGAGCAAAATTCCCATTCCGCACGATTTTCACTAATGCCTTGTGTTACTGTCAAACCCAAGCCAGTCATCGTGTCTCTAATGTCCTTCATTATAGTGTTAGCTCTTCCATCACTTCTCTCGAATAAAATGAAATTGTCATCACCATGCACTAACATTAGCATCCTAAAATCATCTGGAATGTTACTAATGTGCACCAAACCATTAATGATACTACCGATCAAATTAGTGTCGCAGTAACCTGACCACAACTTAACAATATCCACTAATTGTTGTTCTAATTTACCCATTTCATTAACTGTCCAAGCCATTTTCTTCCCCAATCTAAACACCACACCGTGAGAAGACCTACCCACATTTGGTTGTTGTTTGATATACTCCATTGTTTTAGGAGGAACTCCCCAAGAATTATAGACGGTTTCTCTTGTGGAAAGAAGTTCATTCTCTAACGTTGCATCGAACACTGAACAATCTGACCACGCACCACTTACATTATCCCAACCACCACATGTTTGTGCAAACTCATCACAAACAGCTCCAACTTGATCAGGACTGTATCCGCTGGTGTAGAAAATTCTGCACTTCTTTCCATCCCAAAGTTCTCTAAGAACGTCAGCAGCTCGCGCTAGCCAAGGTCCAGTAGCAACCTTTGCGACGTCTGGGGGTGCAGAAATAATTCTTGGTTTTAACTCCATATCTCTCTCCATCACACACACTTTCATCTTTTCCACTTTCACAAAACAGTTGTAAGACTTCTTTAATATTGTATCACCCATGGTCATCAACTCACGGTGAGCTCGAAATAATTGCTCTTTCTTCTCTTTTGTAAAATGTCCCGGACGGTTAATCCAATCCCGTACTATATTGGGAACCATCTCTACTCTACCTGATAACAACAACCTCCCTTCAGGTTTATCCTTCCATGTTAAAAATTTTTCATAAGCTTCTCGATCAACAACTGGTGCGATGTTAAGAACACGGTTCGTGATACCACTCAATTCTGCTCGCACATCATTGGGTGGTACTGTGGGAACTGCATTAGCGAACACTATACCTTCTGCGTGAATGATAGGTCTCGTACCAGAGGAAGCATTTGGAGGTCTAGGATCATCCCCAATTTCTAACATTCCATTAATTGGTGCCATCAAAGGTTCTCTTAATCGACTATACACTGGTGCTGAAGGTCTGGTTCCTGGGTAGTGATGGGTACCCGTGATGAAGGATCCAGATTGTTCATTTTGTAAAGTAGAACTCCAGTTATTTAATGTGCGTCTTGATTGCCACTTAGCAAATTTAATATTGCACGAATAATAAACTAAAATTAATAACCACCAGATAAATAAGATTAAAGCAACCACATGTCCATGCCAAGGGATTAACCAATAACTAGTCAACACTAATACTGCAGCTATAGATAAAGCCACCACCAAAGTAAACACACTGCAAGCCTTGACTGGACTTAACGCCATCAAGGATGCATGTACCTTCCACACAGTTGAATACTTGCTTACTATAGTTTGTACTACGTCAATTTCGTTATGCACGTTCATGGTCATAGCCAACGCCGCACCAAACGTTGCCGCCAAAACTCTTTCGTGAGGTTCCATAGCACACTTAGAAACAATTGCCCTTGCTTTAAGAAACAAGTTGGACAAGAGAGCAGGGTCTCTTGTCTTCCCTGCTGCATGCAAAGATAATTCTGCTAACATACCTCTAGGAAAGTGCACCGCAACACTATCCGTTGTCACATACAATTGCTTACCTCGTCCCCACACTCTCTCAACTTCTAACGTTGATTGGTCAATCGAACTCAATCCCATTCGCGTTAAAGTATCAAAGCCAGGTACAGCAATTCTCCCCGTGTGTTGCTGATTTACTAGTTGCTCACGCCAGATAGGAGATTCCCCCTCGACTCTACTTCCAGTCCATCTGACATGCCAAACGTGTGTGTCACCCATTTTATGTACAGTCGTAACATCAAAAGCCGGTCCCTCACTTGCACAGTCCCATGGTAATGGTGCATGTTCGTAAACATGTGCGTTTCCATGTGTGCGCATAGTGACTCTAGCGCCTTTATCAGTCATTCGTACTCGATACTCGCCTTCTCCTTCACACAAATGTCCATGTGCATCAGGAAAAAGATGTCCGACCACGATCACTGCTCCATGAGTCGATCTCTCACACGCCTTCACTAGATTTTCGAAGCTGATGTACCAAGCAGACATGATAAACAAGTAAACATCCACTTCACCTCTACATTCACACCAATCCTCCAACTTGTGAGTACAGAAATTCATTTGCGCTCTTCTTGCTATGCTTAAACGAATGTCATCACCAGGTTGGAGGTATGGCATGAGGCAGTGAATGTCAGCTTTGTCATGACGTCTTGCACCACTTCCCACATCACAAATTCTTGCTCTTTCACCCACAACTGCAGGGATAAATCTATGAATAGCATACCATTCACAGAAGTTTCTTTCTACAGCTGAAAAAGGGTGTTGATGAACTGTTGTTCCTCTTAAGAGCGGAGTAAAGTGATACTTCTCC